AGACTTTAAAATGATTTGGAATTATTGGAATCCATATTGGCCTAAATCATTACAATGGTATGGTAAAGGAGTGTCTTGCCATGTAAATAGCTCATTTGTAAAATTTAATAATCCAGAATGGTTAATTAAATTCACAAACGATAATTGGGAAAAAATTGAGTGGACATATAAATCTCTTGACAAATATCTTTTTTATCAGCACGAAAGAAATAAAAGACTTAAATATTGGGAAGAAGGATTAGTTAGTAATTATAATGTTAATGGCCGAAAACTTCCAGGAAGAATAACTATTTTTAATACATCACATAAATACAATAATAAAGGTATTATAGACGTGATGTATGAACTACACGAAAGTGATAGTAGAGTGATTAAATTATGGAAAAGCTATGACAATTATTAATCCTGCAAAATCTATTATTTCTGCAGCTAATCTTCAAAAAATATTTTTAAAGTATGATAAAATTGTTTTTTTAGCTTGTAATGATATATCTGAAACATTAATAATGTTAAATGATTTTGATATAGAAGCTATAGCAATCGATTACGATCCTAAATTTAAAAATATTCCATATTATATCAATAAAGATTTTGTTTTTGATCGCGATCCAGAAATTTTAAATGCTGTTATCGGTGCAAATTTAATCGTACATAAAAATATTGAAAAAACATATCCAGTTAAAATGCCTAAAGGCGTTGATGTTATTTTAATTGGTGATAACGATAATCACAATGGTGATTGTACACCAATTGAAAGTATTGAAGATATTATTAAACTTTATAATGTGTCAAAAGTATATGAAAAAGGCTGTGATGATAAAGAAACACATTTTTGTGTTTATGGACAAATATGAAACTTGAATATTCTAAAATACTAAAATGGTTCAGATACAATTGTCCGGACCAAATGGAAAGACTTTTTGATAGTTTATCTCCTAACCAAATTACATGTAAAGAATGGTTAATTGAAAGCTTAGATAAAGTTCAGATTCCACGAGATGAGAATGGTAAATTTAATATTGAAATTATTGGAGGTTGGTTTGGATATCCCCTTATTGATTTATTATATCAAAAATATGGTAAAGAAATTAATCGAATCGATATCTTCGAAATAGATGAATTTGCATGTAGAGCAATTAACAAATATAATTGTATATTTAAAAATTGGCATGTCAGAGTTTTTCATCAAGATTATTTTACATATCAAGAAAGGAGACGTACTCACATGATTATTAATACATCGTGTGAACATATGTGGGATATGTCAACAAATAAAGATTGTTATGAATCGCCTGAAAGAACACTATTAGTTCTACAATCTAATAATAAAACAAATGAACCTGACCATACTAATTGTGTAACGAGCTGTCAAGAGCTTTTAGAAAAGAATGAATTAAAAGAAATGTACGGTGATTGGAAACGTATGAACGATAATACACCTGACAAGTATATTCGATTTATGGTTATGGGTAAATGGAAATAGTTTTATTGAATACTCCACCTGGATATGGTCAACAAATCTGGGTAGATAATATAAAATATATGTTAGACAACAACAATCGAGAGTATGATAAAATTCATGTTGTTGACGATGTTGTTTATGGTGGTGTTTATGATAAGCTTCTTTTATTTGATCGCTTTCGAGAAGGTCAATATCTCTATTTTGATCTTGATATTGTTATCAATGGTTCTATTACTCATCTTTATACTACTGAATTTACTGTCCTTTTAGCCTGGTGGAGAGAAGCATTTCACACACCACTTAATAGTTCTATTATGTCTTGGTGTGGCGATCATTCATATATTCATAATAAATTTGCAGAAGATCCAGATTATTATATGATTAAATATAATAAAGGAATTGATGAATTTTTATTTAAAGAAATAGAACATAAAACTTACGGAAGAGTTTGTGACTCGTATGCATGGGGTGGTGGCAAACTTCCAATTACACTATACAATCATGCTAAGGATAAATTATGGGAACACGAGTGTACGCTGTCAGGACCGGAAACAAATATGGTCCGGAATACGAAGACTACATTAATTCAAAAATACCAAATGTAACTTGGATTCGCGAAGAAACAATTGGCAAACATCAGTGGAATAAACTGATTCCAATGTCATTAGACATTGATGAACCTGTCTGTGTAATTGATATTGACGTAAGTTTTATTAATGATTACATGGATATGATTAACTATCCAATAAAACCTGGTCAATTTATTGCAACTGAAAGTTGGTGGAATGATACATGGAAAAAAGGATATAGATTACAAGGTGGATTTCAAAAATATTATCCAAAAGATTGTAGATACATTTATGATAAATTTGTATCTAACCCTGAATATTGGATGGAATATTATATTAAAAACAGGACCACAATAGGTCCTATTAATGGTGAACAATATTTTGTAGAAGACTCAGTTAAAGAACGACTTCAACTTAATTTTATACCTGCAACATGGATCACACGTTGGGAAAACATGGCTTACCATGATCGAGACTGGTTAGCAAACGCTAATGCTGCATATCCAGGAGATTGGTTATATATAGGCGGAGAATTTAATCCTGAGATTCGGATGATTCACTTTCTAGGTTTACATCAGCCGCACTCAATAATCCGAGAAGTTCGAGGCTGGTAGTTGCCTTTCTCATTGAAGCTTTCCATTGTCTATCCTTTGAACTTTTTACTTCAGGCAATTCAAAAATTTCTAATTTTAATTTAAAAAAGTCTTCTGGATTTTTTCCAAGATTAATAATTGATTTTAATGAAACTGGGGCTTCAACTACTTCTTGTGGTTGAACACCACTATCTAAATAATCAATAATTTCATCAAATCTCATTACAAATTTTTCAAAATACGATTTACGAAGATTTTCCATTTTATTAAATTCATGATAATTTCTTGCTAAATCTTCTTCACTGTGCTCTGCAAGAATTTGTTGTACAAATTTATTTTCAGGATTATAATTATGCATTTGAATCGAAAGATTTTCACCTTCAGGCTTTTCATAATCTTTAAATTCACAACGGATCATTGTACATGTGCTATCCGCAAATCTTGCGTTAACTAATCGACCTTCTCTAGTTTTCATTTCATTTTCCTTCTATGTAATCATATTTAAATAATAAGTTGCAACAGTTGTTCCTGAGCCCGATGGTGTACTAATTGATCTATAAAAATAGTTTGCTCCATCTTGTTGAAACAATTGAGTATTTGTTGTTCCAGATAATTTAGTATCAGTAAATGCTCCACGATCTTCACCGGTTTGCGAGGTTGATACTGTATAATAAAGCCCACTTGACATTTTACGTGTTAAAGCTGGAAGAAGTACTTCAGCAATCAATGTACCCGCAGCGGAACTGAAATCTCTGTTAATGATATTACCAGTTGGGGTACCACCACCATCATCTTCTAAACCTATAGGAAATAAATCAGTACCTGGTACAGTATCAAGAGCAGTTTTTAACCATAGTTTAAATGTAGACACTGTTCCATCATATGTAGTATCAGTAAAAAATGTACCTTTATCAACCCAAGTTCCGGGGCCTCCGTTAGTTGGAGCACTTGTACTAACTCTATAAGAGCCGACCTCATCACCTGTTCTCATATTTGTAATTGCTTGATCTAAAATAACTGCGGCTAATTCAGCCTCAGTTGAAAATGGCTCAAGATGATCGTTAGCTGAATCATAGTATAACATACCATAACGATTAAAATCGCCTGAAGATACGGCACTTGGAACGGTTCTATCCTGTTGATAAGAATAAGTTGTATCAGTTTCAGATCCAACACCTGGATAAGCTGGATATCCCTGAATAATACCATCATTCACAATTTTTTGAGTAGAGTTAATTTGTTGAGTTGCAGAAGTATCGGTTGCTGATCCGATAGTTGTTGCACCGGATCCTACAAAAACATATCCATCGCCACTCGCATTTAATTGTGCTGCATATGCAGCTTGTAAATAATACGTAAGTCTTTGTAAATTTGTGCTGTTCATGTCTTTTATGGTATCTGCGCCACCATAAAACATAGGAAAAACTGTCATAATTTATTCTCCAGGTCCAAAAATCGTTTTTAATGCCGCACCAGCTGTGTTTTTTATTATTAAAGATGTAGAATTTTTAAAACTTGCTGATGTTATCGTATTTATCTGTATTTTAGCTTCAGTAATTGATGAGTCTATAAGCTCGTCAGTACCAACCGAATTATCTGCCATTTTTGCTAATGTTATTGCATTATCTATAATCTTTTCAGTTGATATAATATTGCTTGCTAATTTAGCACCAGTAACAGAAGAATCAACTAATGAAAACTGTCCACGTGCTCCTACAGGAGTGCCACTATCAAAACTAATTGTTGTACTACTTGCAAAGAAGTTTTTAACTTCTGCAGAATCTGTTTGTTCTAAAAAATCAGTTTGAATCGAATTAATAGCGGCAACTAAACTAGTTGTTACACTTGTATTTAGTGATGTTCTATTACCGATATCTGAATCAATTGCATTTATTGCGTGTACGAGGGTTGCGGCTGAATCAGTCAGCGTTGCCAAATCTCCGATATCTGCTCCCATTTCATTTGACTTAGTTACCCAAGTATTAATAGGATCAGATAGATTAATTATTGTTTGGGCCATTTTTATCCTCTAATAATTGTTGCATCATTTGTTTCATTATAGCAACATCATCACGAAGTTGTGCAAGTTCCTCTTGTTGTTCTTTCCAAACTTTTTTTCTAGCTCTAGCTTGAGCTATTCCTTTTCTGTTTACATTCAATATAGCGCCATTAGGCGCTCTTACTAATCCATTATGTCCATCAACTTTATTATATTTATTCATTATGAAACCAGTGCAATCGCTCTAAAGTCCTTAACTATTGGATGCTTAGCTGAGTTTGTTGAAGTAAACACAAGTTTTACTTGAAACTGCGTAAATGCATCTAAATTACCAACTTGTCCACCGGCTAAATATTCATATTCTCTGAATATACCTCGAACTTCATCAGCGGGATTATTTGATTCCTCTTCAACTTCAATATATGGAAAATCATTTAAGTTATCATCTGATTGGCCAATTTTATAATAAACTCTAAAACCGGCTGTTGATGGCCTATTTGCGCCAAATAATATTTTGATTCCAACTGCTGGTTCTTCTAGAACTACTGGGATTGTTACGTGCTTACAAGCATGTGAGCCTTGAGTTCTATCAGTTTCATCGACAAAAGTAATTGGAACGTTAAAGTTATTTGTCAAAGATGCGTCTTGTTTATCGATAATATTTTCTGCAACTGCAACAACACAACGCTGTATATCAACAACTGGCGAAACTTTAGTATCATCTGTTGCTAATGCAAGATTCATTTCAAATGAACGACCTGAAATACTATGAACAACTTCGTTTGAATCATTTAATATAATGCTTGGATTGTCTAATGTATTTGTTTCATTCAAAGTAATAGCACTAAATGAAGCATCTTTTCCATTAACCGGACTTGTATTTCTTAATCCCGCATATGAGCTACCACTTGTTTTCTTAAGAGTAGGAGATATTGTTGTTCCTGGAGATGGTCTTAATGTAGCTACGTTTGGATAAAATTCATCAAACATAATATTACGAGTAACAACTGTATTATTACCACCTACTAATAGCGTAGCTGAAGCGTTTGAATCAGCCGCAAATGTAAATCCAGTGTGATCAACTTTTGTAACTGTTCGTGATCCAAGTATTCTATCAACTGTTGAGAATGCGCCTCCTACATCAGAATCAGCATCGGTAGGACCAGAAACAAATACTTTATCATTTTTTTGAAGTCCGTGGCCTTGCATAAGAACTTTAACTTCTGTGCCGCCTGAATCAGTTAAAAATGAAGGACTTGGTAAAAGTTCTCTAAGATTATTTATATTACCAAATGTGGCTGTACCTGAAGTAGAAAAATCAGCTCTGTACAGAATAAACATCAGATCTCTTTCTTGATCAGGTGTCCATGTAGAACCATTTTGAGACATGAAGAACGAACCGAGTGTAGGCTGTGATGCAACACGAGCAGATGTAGATCCAATTAAAAAGTCATATATTTTTGCAACATGAACTCTATAATCTACTGTTTCTGCTAAGAGAACAATTGCATATTCTCTACCAGGAGTTAAATATACTGGCTCTTCAAATATAAAATCTGTACCATTTGACCGTATATTATCTAAATCATTTAGATCAGTAGGTATATTAACTTCTGATGGACCTAAAAATTTAACAGCACCTGGAATACGAAAGCTTCCAGGAATTCCATTTTCAACTGGTCTGACTTCACATCGAACAGGAACGGTTGTTGATTTAGTCGCAAAGAATATTCTAACTTTATTTATGAATAGGCCGTTTGGATTTACGAAGGGATCAATAAAGAAAGTTTGTGCTAATGGTTCTGATGGTTCTGAAACTCCACTTGTATCATCTTCGCGCGGAACAAATACCGTTCTGTCAATAATCCTTGTAGTTCTTACAGTGCTTTGAATTGTTTCAAGAACACCTTGAGCATTATAATTAATTCGTGCACTACTAATTACATTAGACTCGTTTTCTCCTGCATTTGATACGTCAGCTAATTTAAATTCTTGTGATCCAGCTCTATATTTATTAGTCGCAGTATTTGGAACAACAAACGATCCAATTATCTGACCACTAGAATCTGAAGTTAAATTAGTTGATCCTTCAGGATGCCCTGTAGCATTAAAAAATAAATTTCCAACATCTACGTTTGTAGTACCGAAACGAGTAAAAGTACTTTCAGCTCTTGCATAATCATCAATTGCTCTTCTTCCTAAATAAGGAAAGTAACGAGTTCTTGGTCTTAAGCCTTGAGCTCTAAAGAATACCTTTCTTGCTCTCATGAAAGGAATCAACTGAACATCAATAACTCGCGTTCCAATTACTTGTCTACGCGTTGTTACTGTGTCATGTCCTACTATATGTGCCATCTATTAAATTCCTATTATACTATTTTTTAACCTACCCAACAAATGTAGTATCTCCTGGAGCCACTCGATCATCATCAGGAGACGGCGGGCTAAACGTATCAGATCCAAAGTTTTGAGAATTTCGAGTACCAAATGCAATATCCACTCTTCGTGTATTAACAATTGTACCGCCATCAACAATTACATCTGGAGCTCTACGTCTTTCAACCCAGGTATCTGATGCTGGAGAAAGTTCTACAATTCCTCTCCCAGTTATAACTGAGAATGGATTGACATTTTCAGTTTCAGTCGCGAAACTCTGATCAAGAAAAGCTGGACTTGAATCTATCGCCAAAGTAATAAATTCACCAGTTTGTTGTAGTCCTCTTTTTGCTCCTCGAGATGTAGTTGAATTATCTGAATCATAAACGAGACGTATATCATTTGCTACAATCAAAGGTCTGAGAACACCTTGTAAGTTTTCAACTGATGCTCTATATTCGTCTCTAGATACATCTGAAAATGTAAAATCTGTAAATGTGTCTGCTATAAATCCAGATTTTAATCTAGACAAGCCAGCAGAATCAATAACTGTCAAAGCTTCAGTAGCGTTTTCTAAAAGACTCAATGTCGTTAATTCTTCAAGCTCATCAATACGATCTTCAAGACGAGCAATATCTGCCATTGTAAATCGTTTTGCTTCTAAAACTCGAGAGCTTAGATCGGATTCACCTAAAGTGTAACCATTTAAAAAGAAGTTTTGTAAAGCAAGTGAGCCCTCTGGAATAGCAGGTAACTGCGGATTGTGATCTGGAGTGCCTTGAATGTAACTTACATTACCTATAGGTGTTTTAACTTTTTCATCATCTTGAGTTGTTAATACTAATCTATCGGCTCTTGGAAGATAATAAGTTGGATTAATATCGAACGATTGTCCATTTACTGGAAGTGCTGGTACAATTTGAGCTCCACCACCGGCAGAATCAAATGTGTGTTGTGCAACGCCTGCTGAATCGGCCAAAACCCCGGCAACTGGACGAAAGTCTAATACATTTCTAAGATTAAGAAGTTGCCCAGTACTTCTTCTAAAATCTGGAATTCCTTCATACCCTACACTATCACCACTTGGATATGAAGTCACATCAAAGTGCGTACCTGAAGTTGAATGTGTGAAATGTCTAAATCGAATAAATGCATTTCCAAACGGAAGTGATACACCTGTCTTAAGTTTCAGTTTACCGATATCATAAAAGTTATCCCTTTGACCATTATCAAATTCAAAAAAGTTTGATAAGTCTGTACCACCAGCTGCATTAAGTGCAATTTCTTCTACTTTATAAACATCAGCCTTTCTTAATGAAAGGAACTTAGTACCGTTTCCATCTGAATCAACATCAGTTTGCATATTGAGTGTAAGAGGAACGCCAGTTGCTAATGACTTAGTTTTAGCTGAAAAATTAGTTGTACCTTTATGTGTTTGTAATGCATAGATATCATACGTAGTGCTAGCGGTTGCTCCACCAGTAATATTAAATTCTGAACCAGTAGGTGTACCTAGGGTAATATCAAATGTTAATGTATCTATTCCGCCTGTTGTTTTTGTAGCAATCCAAGACGAAGCGCTTGTAAATGTATCGCCTCCAATAATTGCTTGGTTTGAAGCAAGAACACCTGACACATTAGTTGTCACAGTATATTTCTTTTGTAATACAATTTCATTTGATGCGGAATACGCAATTGTCGATGGTCTGGAATAAGGTAGTGGAAAGAGTAAACTATTATTTAATGTGTCTTTTAATTCTGCTCTATCATTTACTAACTTAATATTAATATAATCTGATTGTGACGCACCAATTGATGAAGTGCTAGCAAAGTTTTGGCCTGCGTCCATTTTAATATCATAAAGATATGCCCTATAATCTGCACCATCTTCTTCATAATGTCTAATTCTTGCTGTACCAATTTTTGTTCCGGCACCGCTTGAATCATTTGTAAGTAATGCGCGGGAGTGAAGTTCTGGTAAATTATAGTTTGAATCAAATAAAACGTAATTTCCGTAAATAGGTATAATAGCATCACCCTCACTAGCTAACGTAGTTCTAGCTTTTGGAACAGTTAAACCAGTTGATTTTGCTTGAATTCTATATCCTTCAACATAAGCAGTACCACCTGACACATCTAGTGAAAGATTAGAATCATTAAGAGGATCAAATTTTGCAGTAAATGGTTGTACAATATAATTGCCTGATTCTTCTTTTGTACGTAATGCCAATGTGTCTAAAAGAGTATTATAAGAATTATCTTTAGTTACTTCAATACCAGTTTTACCATTATTAATTTGAGATAAAAATACAAAATTATCAGATGCTGGATCTGTTTGATCTTCAGTTGTGAGAGTTAGCCTAATACGCCAACGATCAGCTCCAGGTGAAGCTTCATTTGGAACAGCGCCTTGATTATCAAATAAAGCTGTATCATCAGCAGTTGATACAATATCTTGTACAAGTTTAAAACCAAGTTGTCGAGTAACATTTGTAGTATATTTGCTTACAATTGTTGACTGAGATTTAACAAATACAAATCTACCTTGTATATAAAAAGAGCCTGAACTTACCGAAGCTTCAAGACCTAATCCAGTCGCATCAGCACTAGCAATTGTTAACGGATCAAGTGTAGCTCCAAGATGAGTTAGTGTACCACCATTAGCACAACGAACCGGTGTTGTACCAGCAGTTCCTGATAATGTATCAATATATTCTATATAAAGGGTATCAGGATCAGAATCAGTTTCTTCTTCAACTTTTAAAATTTTAATTTTAATTCCATCGCCATCAACAAATTCTTGATTTAAAACAGCAATGGCGTCGGCTGATGTTAAAGCACCAGGTACTAATTTGATAAATTCTCTACGGTTGAGTGTAATATTACCACCACTAACTTTTCCACCTTCCCTAAAAATATTCGTACCAAAACGAGAAATTTCTTCTTGAATAATAGTTTGCATCTGCGTAAGCTCACGTGCTTGCAGAGCCCTTCCACTATTAAAAAGAATTCTATGATAATTATCAGAATCTTTAAAATCGTCTTTATATGTAGTTTCAAATGTAGTAGTGGTAAATGCTGTTGCCATTTTTTTACACCGTCAAAATTATTTTTATGTCTTCAGTTTGTGCCGAGGATCGAACAATTCTTGCTCTATTTTCTATGTATAATAGATCTCCTGAGTATATATCAATAGATCCAAATAGATTTCCACTATCAACTGTACCTGATGCGCCTAAACTTCCGGTAAGTGCTTCACCATCTGTAAAGTTTCCATTTCGTGTTTTTTCATTTTGATGAAAGCGAATGATCTTACCACCACCAGAATCAACCTCATCAATGATAGCTGTTACTCCTGAAGTTCCACCTGTGATTATTTCATCAACTGCAAATCCTGTAGTGGAGATATCTTGAGTTAGTGTCATATTTCTATTAACTTTTGCACTTACTCCACCAAATCTTCCGCCAGGAGAAGCAGAGTCTGTAAGATCTAAATTTTTAAATAATGATATTTGTCTAAAATCATTTGTAATATTAAATGTACCTGTTTCTGATCCTTCAGGTTTAATATTAAGCATAATACTTGAGGATTTTAAATCGGCAGTCGCATCTTTACCAATACCATCTCTTGGACCAATAATTGGTCTTAATGTTGCATTACCTGTAAAACTCAATGAAGCATAATCATATCCTGAGCCTAATCCGCCTGATTCGTTGTCCATTTCAACTTTAACAATCGCACCACCACTAATTGTTGCCGTTGCCGCGGCACCCGTACCATTTCCACGGAATGTTAATGCCGGAGCTGAGGAATAACCACTACCACCATTAACAACCTCAACACCTATAATTTGACCGGGAGTTACAGTATTTTGAATATTCAATTGTTGAAGTTGAGTAATAGTAGCTGATCCAGAATCTACTGTTACAACTTGTACTGGATTGAAAGCTGCAGTTAAAAAACTAGAAGCTTCACCTGCAGAAATAGCATATAAAAGTTTCCAACGATAACCATCTGATGTTTCAAATGCTTGAACCTGATTTACACCAGCAGTACTAAATGATGGTTTTACTGTAGATGGATTTGCTTCTCCTGCTGAATTTTTACTTTGATGAAGACAAATATAAACTTCATTATCTTCAGTTAAAACATAATATGGATCTGTAGGATATCCTTGTTGTTTATCATTCCAAGCAGAATATGTGTTTCCTGATGTCCAGTTATTTCTTGACACTACTAATGAAGAAGCTGTAACTTTTTTTATTGACTCAAGATTACCTCTACCAACTCTTTCTTCAAAAGTATGTCGAAGTGGAGTAATAATAGTATCCGATGAGTCATAGGTATCAGTTTTGCCAATACCAATATAAAACTCACTAGAATCAGTAGTATTTTTTACTTCTGTTAATAAATCACTTGCTAGTTTTCTTTTAAATGGATCTGTTACAATTGCTGTCATATTATGCCACCGTCGTTACTGATTGGTTACCACAAAGGAACCAGTTTGTTCCATCCCAAATACATGTCGCTGCCTCATTTTGGGCAATTGCGAAGCTTGTGCCAGCCGCAAAATTAGTAGGTGTTATTGTTGCAACACCGGCACCTTTATTTGAAAATATTTTTTGTTCTCCAACAACCGTACCGTCTGCAAGGCTGACAGCCAGGCCTGAAGCTTTATTACATATAATATATGATGCCGCAGTTGAAGCCGCACCATCAGCTGTTATTGTAACAGCTTTTAAAGAAAACTTAGATTGAATATCTACAGAACCTGTACCTTTACCAGCAAGTTCTAGATTTAAATTTGTTCCACCTCCAACAGCATCAATAGTTGGACTATTACCTGAAGCAGTATTTCCGATCGCAATATTATTTATTGCAGAAGCTGCCTTTGTAAATGTAATTAATTCATTACCACTTGAGTCAACAATTAAACTCATTTTTGGAGAGTTAATAGTTGGAGCGGATAATGTTTTAGCAGTTAATGTTTGAGTTGCATCGTTAAGTGTAACAATACCACTAATATCTGGTAATTGAATTTGTCTATCTGCTGTTGCATTAACTGCAGTCAGTCTTGTTTCGTAATCATCTGGAGTAGCACCTTCAAATACTATAGCGCTATCTTCAAGTGTTATTTGCGAAGACAGATTATCGCTATCGCCTCCGCCAAGTGCGCGATAGATCTCAACAAAATTATCATTTATCTTACCACCAGCCGTACGAAGCGTATCGCCGTTACCGTCATTAGCTGATGACCCGATTCCTATATTTTTTCGTGCCATGTTTTTATCCCGTTTACCTTATTTATATCGAAGAATCTGATGAAATTCGAGTAAATATGTCATTATCCATAGTTTCTGTTGTCATTGCAAAGTCTGGTCGTCCGCTAGTATCACTATCATCAAACTTAAATGAGTTTGGAGTGAGAAGTGTTTTAATATCATCATAGTATGTAACAAGTAGCGATGCGGTAAGATCTGAATCATCACCATAACGACTAATATCTTGTTCAGGCTTAAAGCCAACACGGAATGTTGTACCATCCGATGAATCTTGTAGTCCAGTAGTTTCACCAAAAAGTGTGCCAGTTGCAAATGATGCCGTACCTGCAAAAAGTGGATTTGTTTCTTCAACTTCAAGTGGATCATGTAAAGTTATAACAGGTCCAATATTAGTTTCAGTTTGTGCTAAAACATCACCGGCAAAATGAAAACCTCCCGGGTGCACAAATCTTTTGTATAGCTTTTCATAGTCTGAAATTGAAAGGCCTGATTTAATTAATATAGAAAAAATCTGAAAACGTTTTGCATCTTGAATAAACTTCTGTGAATCAAATCCAATTTGATCTTGACCTACAATAAATATATCTCTTTTTGGATATACTACCTCAGCTTCTTGTCCAAAAAATCCACGGAAGAATCCTTCGGCAGCTGGCTTAGTTCCTTTTTGTTGATAAAAATTACCAAGTAATCTTGCCATAAGTCTAGGCTTTTCAAAGAAAGAAGATTGAGTTAATCCGTTACCAATCTCTCCAATAATCTGATCTAAAAAATCTTCATCTGTATCTGGAATATCTCTTGAAGCAAATATATCTTGAACTTTTTGATGAAAATTAAATTTACCGGCATCACTATCAAGAAATTCTTCATAGGCTTCCATAAATTTAATAAATTTCGGATTAGACTGTTCGAACCATCCAGGTAAGACAGTCGATACTTCTGACCTTTTAAGAACAGGATCTCTACGATTTTTATCTACCGATGTAATTGCCATTTTATATCGTTAAGGTTGTAGTTGTATTCTGAAAATCGATAGTACCAGCGGCTGATGTTTTACCAGTATCTAATTTTACAATATAGTTTCTTAAAGGTTTAATTGTATTTTGATTTGCCGGAATAATTGATATTTTTATTGCTGATCCATTAAATGCTGTTACTGTTCCTCCAAATCCAGAAATACTAACTTTACCAGTAGTTTGATTATAACTACCTATATTATCAAAAATGACAGTATTATTAGTAGCATCAAATATTTCAAGAGTAGTAGAAGATAGTTTATTTCTTATAATACACGTACTTCCATTTATTGTAAAAGGAGTAGATTCTAATATTCTATTTACATCGTCTGGTGCTGCTAATGCAACTGGAAAAGCTATTTCATAATCTGCAACAGTATTTAATGTTGGAGTAAAACTTTGTTGAACTTTAACAGATGTATCAGAATTTAAAATAGCTGGTGATATTGCATCTATTGCTGTAAGCAATGCTGATTTTCTAAATATACTATTAAACTTTCCTAAATTTGCTGTAAAAAATGTTGCAGCCTCTGTTTTAATATTTGATTGAGTAGCATCAAGTGTTAAGTTTGTAAGATCTGGATCAAAATCAAAAGTAATAGCTAATTCTATAAATGTATCGATAGGATCTACAAATTCTGTATCGATTGACATTATTCCTAAATTAGGAGCGATTACACTTTGAATTGTATTTTTAGTAGATGTTTGTACCGTTGAAGAAATATTATCTTTAAATTTAAGCGATATGTATACATCACCAAAAGTTGCTGGTATATTATCTTCTCCACCCCATGATGCGACATCATCTAATAGTTGAGTAAATCTTTGAGATATAATAGCTTTGTAATCATCAGCTGTAACTAGTCTTTGCTGAGATGCAAAAGTAATTGGAGCATTAAGCTTGATTGATTCAATAGATTCTTTTTCTCCACCACCAGCAGAATTTACGGTTGTTGTGACTGTAGGAGTATAGCTTACTCCACCAATTGATATTGTATCGTCTGCAGAAAATGTACTAATTAAATTTGCGTCCGCTCCATTAGTTGCAAGATATGTTATAACAATTTTATTGCCGGCTACCGGTGCTTTACCAAGAACGTTGTTTTCACCAAAAATAAGTTCAAAAAATCCATTGGGTGTTTCACGAATAATAAAAACTCTAGAATTAGTATCAATCCTTACAACACTTTCAATGTCATTATAGGTATTAAAAGTGCTTGATGTAGTAGTATCAAATACATCAATTTTGAGAGTATTTTTATCTAAATTAGCATCTGGAATAACATAAACTTGATTATCAGTAGTTTCTCCAACTATGAATGTTTTAGTTCTTTGTGTACCTTCTGTGATTACAACTGCAGAAGATCCAGATTCAGTTTTAAATTGAAAAGTACCTGAACCGTCATTTGTTGCAGTATGAGTTTCTAAAGTTTGAAAAGCATACGTATCTTCTCCAATTGTTCCAGTAAATGTTGTGAAAGCCGGTAAAGATGCACTAGCTGTAATTAAGTCTGAAGTTTCAACTTTAAAGTCAATAGTAGCAAATGCTCCAGTTTTAGACGCCGGATAATAACCTACAGTCTCAGCGTGGGATACAACAGATGATCTTAATTGTGCTGAATTTAAAAATGATTCGTTAATTGCAAAGTTTGCTATAAGACCATTAATATGTGTATTATATGCTAGTACATCAAGAATGTTACTAAGTCCTGATGCTTCGAAGTCATAATCAGTAAATTCTGATTTAGCCTGAAGATAAGTTTTTAAATTTGCCTTGATTGTATCAAAATCAAGATCTGACGATCTAATAACAGCCATTACCTTAACCTCGTGAGATTTATATTAAGCTCTTGTACCTCTGGGACATTAATCACTTGAAATATTACTTTTACATTTACGGCATTCTGTTCTGATAGTATTAAAGCTTTTACATGCCTTAATATCGCTCGAGGCTCGAATGCGGCCATGGCTTGTGCTACATTTTCTTCAATTTCTAATTCATCAAATTCAGTGTCTAAGTTAAATAAAAAAGCATTTAAATTTCCTCCAAAGTTAGGTTCAAATGGTTTTTCACCAAAATTAGTCATTAACAAATTTTTAACTGCTTGTCTTACTGCTGCAACATCTGTTTTTTTAAATACATCTCCATTGCCTTTCTTTTCAAAAGTCAGGTCAATATCACTATAAACTTTATTTCTTGACGTTAAAATCGATTTTGTATTAAGATTTCCGTCTTCTATTGAAAATACACGTGCCATAAGTCTATTTATACCTATATAAATTATCCACCAGCAAAAACATTAATAGAACCTGCGGCTACAGCCGTACAGCTAGTAATTGGATCACCGATTCTTCCGCATCCTAAACCATTCACAAGTACAGTTGTTGATCCTAAAGTGATAGGAGCCGAGTGTGTTGGACATATTGTGGCGGGCAAAAGATGAGGTGTATTAACATCAGTTTGTCTACTAAGTGCTATACCATTTACAAAAACATTTGGTGATCCAACTGCTCTTACCATTCCACTACAGTGTGGTAAATCTGCATCTCCAATTCTACATACTGCTGG